TCATTTTAATATGTTATTACATCATAAGTTATTCCTGCATAGTTATACAGGTCGGCAATTTGCCTAATAATATTTTCATTGTTTGCGCTAATATTCGGTGCAATATCTGTTGTTGGTGGAGTAGTTAGCGCATTAGCAGTTATTATAGGCACGTTAATTGTAAACTCGCTTCCAGTGTTTGCAATGTTTATAGCTTGTATAAATGTTTCAGCCTCACCATTGCCATAAACTATTAACGAACTGTTAACCTCTGTAAATCCAACGTAAAGCACGACATCACTTGGACTGCCCGGTCCTATAAATATATCACTTGCACCCGGCACATTCACAAATGTAGTTCCAAACCATTCATTTAATGCCCACTCAAATAGCAAGTGTTGTGCATTGTACTTCATACGCGGTTCGATGCCCACAAACTTGTCTTGAATCTTAAACCAATAGTTTGTGTTTGTTGGTAAGTTGCCAGTGCTTGCCACCCAACACTGATAGATAGCTTTATCGGTGTATTTCACTTGATTACCAACAACGTAAGCAGTTGCGGGGTTGTATAACGCTGCTGCATTCCCATATTGAAACGTGCCAAACATTGTGTTGTATAACACTTGCAATGGTTTTAGCAGTGTTTTATTCCACGCTTTGTAAATCGGAAGCCGCTTCTTTGGTGGCAAGAAGTTGACCGCAAATGTATCGGTGTTTATGATGCTGCTCATTATTGTACAATATAAGATAATGTGTCTGCAAAGGTATGTGTTGCAGTTGTTTCTTCTTCTACATAGCCCGAAATGGTTTGATATTGTACTGCATCAACACCTGTTGAAAGATTATACAGTGTTACACCTGCACCATAAGCAACGGAATCTTTGCGCACTAATATACGTGCTAATGATACCGAAATTACACCCTCCACCGATTGTATTGCATCAACTACCGCCTGCGTGCTGATAACACCGTTAAATGGTAAGTTAGCCATGTAATTATTCAACGCTGCTTCTACGTTGGTGCTTATAACTGCCGAATATTGACCGTTATAGTAAATCGTTGCTGCCACTTCCATTTTATCACTATTATCATTGATTAACGTGAACGCAATGCCCGCAGGATTAAAGGTTTCCACGTAGCTTTGTAATTCGGCTAATTCTCCAACTGATACTGGTGTTGGTGGATCTGATTTAGCAACCTTAATTAATACCGTTCTGTTTGGTGCAGTTATTACTGCGCACCTTGTTAGTATTTGATTTGCAGTGTTGATAGTTGGATATTCAATAACGAATGTTGTTGTGTTTAACTCGGCAACATCGCCTGTTTGAAACTTTAAAACTTTATTGCGTGTCCATTGCGGTGTGCTTGGTGCTGCGGTGCTTGCTATGGTTTCTAATTCTACTTTAAATATGTCTTGCAGTTGCTCAAAAATAGCAATGCAAGAAGCAACAATAAAATAGTATAGATTCCACTTTGCGGTTTGACTTGTTGAGGTCAATGTGCTTAATGTCGGGTCTGCATTTTTTGCATCCAACATCGATTGTTTGATTTGCGCTACTGTTCTGGCCATTAGCTGATTGCAGTTATAATGCCATTAACTACTGTAATACTTGTCGGGTTTGCAAACGTACCACTCACACCGCCTTGTTTAACATAGGTCGCAACTGCATTCACATCGGTCAATGATGTTTGTGCGTTTTGGTTTACGATTACTTTCTCTGTGCCTGTTAGCGTTGTTGCTGCCGGTAACTCTGATATTTTTTGCTCTGCCATTTTATTGTTGTATTATAAGTTGATAACCTTGTTCGCTTAATAATTCGTAACCTGCCTCTGATGTTAGCACTATTGCATCGGGTATAAATCCAGTGCGAATAATTGCATTGTCAAGTTGTGGGCTATTGTTGGTGATTAACGTGTTTACATCTGCTACTGTTGTCGGTAAGCTACTTGAAGAATAATCAAAACCTTGCATTGTGTAAGTAATGATAAACTCCTGAATGTTTGTATGGTCGTTTGATTGCACTTCACTTCTGCGCAGAAACTTACTGTTATAAGGTGTTGACCAACCATGAATAAGTTGGTTTAAGTCTTGTTTTAACTGCAATATATCGGTGTCTTCGGTCTTGTAACTTTCGAAACCTAAATGCAATGCTATTGTCATCGTGCCTTGTTGCTGACCTTGTAAATTCTCAATGTAATCGGCAGCAGGAAATTCGATAAAACAATTTGGATAACCAAACGCTACGTTTTCGTTTTCGCGCTCATATTGGTTGTTCCATAGTGCAACATACTTCAATGATTGAAGTGTGCTAATACGTGCCTTTAATTGATTGTATATTGCTAATTGCATTATGTGAATACCTTATCTAATCGTTTAACAATAACTGCTTTTACTTTCTCGTTGAGGTTGTAACTATCTCCCATAAATTGACGCTTGGGCATATTTTTTAAACCATTATTATGTCGCGCAGCATAAACTAAATCAGTGCTAATCTTAATCGTTAACGCTGCTCTGTTTGCAGGATTGCGAATGATTGACCGCCTTAAATCTCCAGTTTTTACTAATATTGCTCTCGTTGTGTCATCAACTACCTTACCGCTTTTAGTTTTATACGATGTGCGCTTTCTCGGTTTCCATTTTTGCACCGTTTTATCATCAAACCCTTGCTTCCTAAATGATTCAACAAAGAACACCTTTGCAGTGTTTCCAACATCTACAATAGCAGCCTCCAACGCTTTGCGCGCTTTCTGTTCTGCTTGTTTTAGGTTGAATTTATTGCTCTTTGCCATTATGATAACGGTGGTAAATTCCAATTAACTTTAGCTGCTTCTTTATCGCCTTTAGCTATGTCAAAATATGGGTGCTTATCTTTGCCCTTGCTTTTAAACACATAGCCATCCTGTCCTGCATTCATACGAAACAATGGTGGCACATCTTCGGGCGGTGTGAACTTGCTCAAATCTGTTTCTTGCCCCTCTGATAGTTGTATTACGGTACAACGACAACGCCATCCGTTTGGTGGATAGTATTGTTTCCAAAAGGGGTCGCTTATTGGGCGAATGATATTGTCTAATACTGCGTGTGTTGGTCTTACTCTGCCATCGCCAACGGTTTGGTATTGCAACAATGGTAACACATCGGCATCTATTTCAATACGCTTCCAATCCGATGCCATACGTGCCGATGCTTTGGCAGTTTGGTATTCGGCTTGTAAGTAGTCTTGATTGTAGATGCCAAATATAGGCTCTGCAGCGCGTTTAAATGCGTAGAAGTTAGATTGATATTCAGGCACTGCTAATAATGCAGTCAACGCTTTGGTTTGTTGGTAGGTTTTCGCACCGCTAAACACATAGATGTTATTCAGCAAATCGGCAGTCAACACCTCATCAACAACTGGTGCTAAATCAATGCCATCTTTTAAATACTTTGCGGTTTTTAAATAGATTCCCGTTGGCAACTGTTGGGTATTAACCGCGCCTATCCACACATCATTAGAGAAACGATTGAAGTCGTTTTCATCAAATGGTGTTGGTGGGTCAACTTCCTTACCTACGTTGCAAAATCCGCACATTACTTGTAAAGGTTACGCAGTTTGTTTTCTACCTTAATTACTTCTTCTTCTTCATCGGCTTCTGGCATTTCATCTGCTATCTCAACACCATATTTATGCTCCAAATATTCGTGTTCTAACTTAATTCCCGCTTGTAAAAATGATACATCAATCTTTGCTTGCTCTGCCAACGGTAAACTTTCGCTTTCATCGTACTTAAACGTGCATCCTGTTAAGTCAAAACCGTTACGGGTCATCATTGGCACTAACTGGTCCTCAATGATAAACTGCATCTTTAACGTGTCTTGTTTTGCAATCATTGCCGCTACTCCCTCGTGAACATTCGCGCTTCCGCTGTATGCCTTTTCATCGGTTGTGCCTGTTTGCCCTAATATAATCTTACTGATTTCACTATTGCAACGCTCCACCATCTTATCGAACACTGCATAGGCATCTGTTCTGCTTGCTTGCATCAGTTCGATGTTATCGTTCAAATCTAAAACCGCCCACGAAGCTACACCCATATTGCGGAGCATATTCTCCATATTTTTGCGGGTCATTTCATCGCGCACATCGGTCTTACCTACACGTATAGGGCTGCCAAATACCTCTGCAAACTCTGCCCACGCTGCCATTGCATTCTTTTTCCAAATAACGTATGGTGCTAAATACATCATTAATCCCAAATCCTTTTTTTCGCCTACACCAATACACCAGTTGTTGTATGGTGCTTCATCGAATCTCTTACCCTCTGTTACCGTTGCTGTGTTGGTGCGTACTAAACTAAATTCAGGCACTACATAAATGCGCGGTATAAGGTCAACACTCGTATATCTATCGTTCATAATTGCGCCAAATTGAACGCAACTAAAGCCCCAAAAGATTGAATCTAATGCAATGTTTTGGAAGTCATAAAACCACTTTTGATTAAAGTAAGCGGTTTTGGGTTCATCCATTTCGCCATCGGGGCCGCAAACCATAAAACGCTTGCATAATACCTTTGATTTACGCTGCAACATTGCCGATTGCACTTGCCCATCAAGTACGATTTGTTGATAGGTTTGCATCAATAAAAAGCGGTTTGGGTACATTGGGCTTTCAGCCGCTTGTAAAGCTATGTTATACTTGGTAGCATCCTGCCTAACACGTTGTAACTGTTGCTCAAAGTCAATAGTCTTGCGTATGTTCGCCTTTTGTGGCTGCGGTTTGTTGAAGTTAAATATATCGTTATACCAAGCCATTATTTAAAGAAATTATCCTGTTTATCTAAACTATTTCCGTAACGAATGCTAAAGCCCTCGCTATCGGTTGTATTGATGTTCAACACCTCTGCGGTGTCTGTGCCACTTGCCCACGCATCTAACTGATCTAATGCCTCTCTATTGCGCTCAATTCTTAATTCGGGGATGTTGCGCGGGTTAATGCGTGCGTGTAGGTTGTAAAGGGTCATATCCATTGCCAACTCCACAAACATAGGATAACGATTATCTCCAACAGTCCAATAGGTTGCGTTACTTGTTAGCACGTTAATCATTGGTTGCCAATACGCTGTTAATGTTAGCTTTTGGTTTGTGCTTGCTGCTATGGCAGTGTAAACATAGCCATCATTATCGGTAACAATATCGCCAATAATATATTCGGTTGTTTTATCCCATCTATCGAAGTCATTAACGTGTGTTATTACTTCGCCTAATATCACTCTGTCGCGTGTTCTGTAATGGATAGCTGCTGAATAGGCATCCATAGTGCCTAATTCGATGTCCACCATGTAACGCTGCACTAACTTTGTGCGCATTCTTGAAATGGCCTTAACCTCGCTATCATACAAATTTTGCGGTGTGTTCTCGGTTATCTGATTGAGGTCAACCGTTTGAATTATTGAAAGATAGTCGGAGGTTTTTAAGAATCGTGCCATAGTGCAAAATAATATAATAAATTTTGATATTTGGTAAATATGTAACTAAAATCTACTAACTGATTTCCATTCAGCATCTCGGCCAACAACAACAAGCGGTTTAATAATGCCTGTTTGGAATCGGGCGTATTGTGAGGCGAAAACTGTTGTAATCAAATAACGTGTTAAGTCAACGATGTGGCCATAAGGCTGGTATGAAACTTTGGTTACAGGATCGGTTACGGTTTTCTTATCTACTTTACCATTTTTGTCTTCCTTTGTGTTCTCAAAGTCTAATATTGCCACTCTGCAACTTTCATCCACAACAAAGCTAATGCCTTGCTCATTGTATTCAAGTATCGCATTAAAGAAGTCGGCACTCGGGCGCACATTTGGGTTTGATTTGCTTACTCTGCGTATCGGTTTGCATTCATCTAATTCGTTAATCAATAGTCGAAACAAGTCAAAGCCTTTTTCTTGTTTAACGTCATCCTTTTGCGAAGTGCTATCACCACAAACGTAAACAAAGCCGTTATGCCTCCATTGTCGAAGTTTGGCTAATATTGTGCGGCCCATTACTTTGGTAGTGTTATCGGGGTTTTTAAGCGCAATGCAGTCAATCATTCTTATTTCATTGTCATCACTAATCTGGAAGATGCCACATGGGAAGTAAGGGTTTACGTTTTCATCAAATGAAAGCCAAATAGCTAATGATGGATCGTATGGAACAATGGTTGTGTGTTTGACAGTTGACC